ACTTTAAAAGTTTTCTTTTCTTGTTTTATCTCTACTTCATTTTCAGGTGTTTCAATAATTTCATCTGAAGTAACTTCTACTTCATAATCCTTATGTGGCTTACCTTCTTTTTCTGCTTTGAGCATTTCAATTTCTTTATCTACTGCGTTCATGTTACTACTCCTAGTATATCTTCAGGACTATCTATAGTCGCTAAAATTTCGTCGTCATTTAAAATACGTAATTCTCCACCGTCAATTCTTATTCTTGAACCAGCGTATCGAGATATGACAATCCAATCTCCTTTTTTGCACCAAGGACCATGAGGAAATTTCTTCTTGTCTTCGTATGCATCAGGACCAACTTCTAGAACGAGAGCACATACAGATGCTATCTGTTGCTCTTCTACAGCGTTGTCTGTAAGTAACACGCCACCTTTAGTTTTACCTATACCTCTATAGGGTAGAACTACTAATCTCCAACCTGTTGGTTTTGGAACTTTAGCTAGCTGACTATCGCTAGGTGTACCGTGATCGTTATCTTCTGTCTTCTTTGGTATTTCTATCTTATTTGTAGGTTTAAGTCCTACTATCTTATTTTCTGGAACTATTATCCCAGTTGTCTGTGACGTCATCGTCTACCTCCCATTTGCGAAGCAAATCCCTAACATCTGCATCGAGTTTGCGAAGAGAAGTAAGCTGACCAACTAGGAATTGATAATTCGCCCAGTTCTCTACGTTCCCGTCCAATATAGTATCTTTTATATCGTCTTGTCTACTATTAATTAAACGGAGAATTGCTAAATATATTGTTGTGTCTTGAACCACTATTTATCTGAATTAACTTTCTTAACCTTGTCGAAGGATCTGATTCCGGCCATGCCCAGCAAAGCCATGACAAGAGGGAATAAAGTTGCCATATCAAGTTCAGGTAAAGGTGCATGTTCAATACTAAATGCTGCCAATATAAAAATTATAAATTGTTTTAATACGTATTCCCACAATATCGCTAACGCACAGGACATCCCGATGAGGGGGCGCCACGACCGCTGCATAATACCACCAATGCCTGTGGCAGTGGATTTAGAGTCAGCTAAATTAATTTGAGTTTGTGCTTGATTAAGACTTGCTTCAATTTCTTTAAGCTTAATCTTAGCATTGTTTTTTTCTTCTTCACTTGTGTGAACAGAATCTATTATAGAACCTACAGTTTTAACTAAGCCTCCGCCTAATAATTTATCAAGCATTTTCTCTTTTAAGCCTTTTGTTTAATTCTTTTGCTGTAACCAAATTAAGACCTTGGGGATTGGGACCTCGTTTCGGAGGAATCGTTCTAGTAAGTCTTCTAGGTTCTTTAGCATTTTTTCCTGTTCGTAATGTTGGGACTGCTTTACCTACTATGTAGTAAGCCATTAGAATCCTCTCTTAGCCAACTTAGGTTTTCTCATAAGTCCGCCTCTATTTTTCTTTTCTACCTTTACTATTTCTCCGCCATCTTTAGCTTTTTTTATTTTTCCATCAGTTTTCTTTGAAGCGTACTTACTCATATATTCATTAAATATATCTTTAATATCGATAAGATCTAAGCCTTCTAAATCTTCGGCATCCGCACCGAACTCTTCATCAATTTTACGAATTGCATCTTCCATTTCTTTTCTTGTAGCCATTAAAATCCTCTTTTAGCTAACTTAGGTTTTCTCATAAGTCCGCCTCTAAATTTATTAACGGGTTCTTCTTTGCTTTTTTTAGTGCCCTTTTTATTAGCTCTATCCCATCGATCAGCTTCTCTTTCAAGTTCCTCTTCGGAAGCTCCATTTTTTTTTAATTTTTTAAGATAATCCGCTTTACTTTCAGATGTAATTTTTTTGAAAACGTTAAGTAGACCATCTCCCTCAAAAAAAGAACCTTTGTCTGTTGCTTTATCCAGACCTTTATTAATTAATTCTTTTAAACCCATTTAGAATACGCCTTGAAATTTACCGCCTCTAGTTGCAGCTCCCATACCACGCATTGTGGATCTACCACCAGCTGATTTAAAACTTACTTCTTTTGGTGAACCTAAATCTTCGACCATTCCGCCTTTGGAAAATCCTGGTACGCCTCTAGCTTTTAGAATATCTTTTTTGGTGACTTTGCCATCACCTGTCATATCTGGAAAACTTTTCTTTTTCATCGTGCCTCCTAGTGTATTGTATCACTCAAATTCCGTACATCGGAATATCTAAATGTTGATAATAACTTTAACAAATCTTGAGTTTCTTTCAAGCCTATTTCTTGCTTCATTGCCCACTGCCCTACGCCAAGTAAAGCTGAAGCTATAGCAATAGGATCTACTCCTTGAGCTGAATACACACCAATTAGGGCTCTAAACTCTGCTGTTAGAACAGCGACAGTTTCTTTATCTACTTCTTCCCACTTTTTCTTATCATGTTTTTGCATTGTCTCTCTCCCTCTGAACATCAATTCTTTCTCTTTGAACGTCTGTTCGTTGATCAGCTATGTCATATTGTGCATTTACTCTTTGTTGATCAATATCTCTTCTTTGATTGAGTTTATCTAATTCGATCTTTCGAAGAGCTATATCATCTGCTGCTTTTAAGTTGAGTCTTTTTTCTTCAATGTCAATCTCTCTATTTTTAATTTCAACAAGAGGATCATCTTGAGCACCATCGATAGGTAAAGATTCTTGTTCTTCAGCTACCATGTTATCCATCATCGCTGCAATTCTAATTGCAATTTGACTTTCTACTTGTGCATCGAATTGTGCTTGAAGTTCTGGTGGAACTTGTCCTCCAAATTTTTGTTTCTCTGCTTGTAGTTGTGGACCAATTTCTTCCATGACTTCTATTCGAGCCATAGCTCCAACGTGTTCAGTAATGTGTCCTTGTAAAATAGTAGATACTTGAACATTATTTCTTACTAAAGCGGAACTCATAAAAGCTCTATGAGCTTCTATGTGAGCTTCATGATTTTGTTCATTGAAAACAATTAAAGACATCAGACCTAAAGCTTGTGCATTTTCTGTTGCTGGATCTAATGCTTGAGGTTGAGCTGGAGGAGGTAAGATTGCTTCAATAGCTTGTACTCCTAAAGCTTCATACATTCTTCTGTATGCTTCATACTGATTGTGAATTTCTGGATTAGCTTGAGCTAACTGTAATTGTGTTTGAGCCATCATAATTCTTTGACTTGAAGAAAAAATATTAGGATCTGAAACTGGTTGAATATCTACTCTGTCATCAAAGTCTTCAGCTTTGATCATTCTGTTTCCGCCTTCAACATTGTAAGGATACTCAGGTGGTAATGTGCTAGCAAATAAACGAGCTAGTAATTCAAATTCAGTTTTTTGTGCATAATGACAACGCTTATGAATACCACTCATAACTTTAGTGCCTTGCTCTAATAATGCCATGGTTGTTCCTACAGGATTAGCCTGAGAACCATCACCAACTTTCATATCAGCAATAGCAGCGAATCTTCTACCGGCATCAACAACGTAACCTAATAAAGAAAATAAAGTTTGATCGGGACCTTTGTAAGGAAGAGGCATCAGTGCTCCACGAATATCATTATTCGGAGCATCAACATCTCTGAACTCACCAGGTTGGAGGGGCTCACCATCGTCACGTACACGAAGACCTCTGGATTTAAAACCAGCAGGTAAATTTGAAAGTGTTCCAGCGTCAAGTAATTGACGAAGAGCTGCTGTTGCAGTTCTTGTTAAACCACCTAGCATATGAACTAAACCAAAACCATAGAAACCAAGACCCGGTAAAAATTTGTAATGAACAAAAAATTCTTTTCTCATAAACATAGCATCGTCTGGTGCGTAGTTTCTATAAATAGATAAAATTTTTCCTTGCCCTTGTTCAATGGTTACTACGTAAGGAACTTTTAATCCTGTTGGATTTCCTGTTTCGTCCATATTTTCATAACCTTCAAGATCTAATTCAACATGCATTTCAAGAAGCATGTACTGACCACTGTATTCAGATTTTCTTACACCTTCTAATTCATCATACTTCTCTTGAATCTGAGAATAACTTTGATACATAGATTCATCTTCGTTGACGTCTACATCCATTTCTCTGTAAAAACCAGAAATCATTTGTCTCTTTAAATCGTTTGGTGATATTTTAATTTGATGAGTAATTCTTTCAGCGTCGTTTAAATCTGTTGCTCCATAGTTCACAACTAAATCTTCACTTGGAATAAATTTTGCACATGGTCTTCCCATGTTGCCATCGTAGTAAATTTTTTTAAATGCACTACCGGCTAAAGGTAAGTGAAATAATAATTGATCCATCTCAGGATCGTACTCTTTCATCTTGTACATAATTTCGTAGTTCATAAATTCTTTAACACGCTCTGCTTGATTTTCTACTTCTGTTGTTACTTCACCAACGATTGCTGTTTTGACAGGACCACCCGCAGGCAAAAGCTCTTTGTAAGCTCCCGCTTGAAACTGCGTAACGGCCTCTGCTAGGAGTGGGTGAGAAACTGATGATGCACCACGGAAAGGTTGTGAACGAACAACATACTTAAAACCTAGAAGATCTAATCCTTTAATGTACGCTTGTTCCCATTCATCTCTTGAAGTTAAGTCTACTTCATACTGTGCTCTTAGTTCGTTTGAAATTCTTGCCATTACGTCATCGGGTAATTGCTCTGCTAAGTTGGCGGCGAAGTCATCGCCTTGGTCCATTGCCCCTGGATCAAGAGAAACGTTGTCTTGCCCTTCGTCAATTTCTAATTCAATTTCAGGACTCTCAATAAGTTCTTCTGTCTTTTCTTCTTCGATCGTTTCCGTCGGAGCTTCGTTTAAAATTTTGTCTATATCTGCCATTTAATTTTTATAACATAAATTACGTTGCATAGTAACTAATATTCTTTCTATCAGGTTTTTCCATTTCTTCGTCATAATCGTGGACTAGAGCTCCGAATTGTCTGTACCTCATCAATGCTTGTGTCGTGCTGTCCACGTAATCATCGTATCTACCATAGGGGAAAGCTGCACATTCTTCAATAACTTCTTCTGCCCATTTATAATCAGGTGCCCAAACCATCCCTGATTCGAATAAAGGAGAAATCGAGTTGACCCGGACTAATTTGTCATTTCCTCTACTAGGTGTAAAATTGATGACCGGAATCCCCATTGCCTGTAATTCGTGAGTTAGGGGTAGCCCTGTTGCTTTTGCTTCAATAACTATTTGCTCTGGTTGCCAATAATTACTTTCATCTAATGCGATGCGTTTTAAATCGGGAAAATCCCATCTGCCCTTTTGTGCGTCGAGCAAAATAATATTTTGTTTGTTATTAGCTTCATTTGTAAAAACTCCCCAAGTTGTAATCGCTGAGAAGTCGGCAGTGGTCCGTGAACTAAAAGCCGTGTCGTAGGATTGAATAATATATTCTACTTTAGGCATATGATCCTTATCCCATATTTGCCACCACTCTCGTTTAATAATACTTGTCTCTTCACTCGTTGGTTGTTGTTGCCACTGTGCATTCCATTTGTTCAAGGGCAGTGAGGCTTTGACAGCGTCCAACTGATCCTTCTTCCAATACTCTGACCAGATAGGCTGTCCATCATCTTTAAGAGCTGGGAAGTCTATGATCTCCCATTGATCTGCATTCTCATCTTTCGACTGTGCTTCCATTAATTTTTCTGTTAAGTCCGTCTCTGACCATCTTGTCATGACCACGACTATTGCACCACCAGGTTGAAGTCTTTGTCTAGGTCCAGAGGTGTACCATTCCCAAGCATTCTCCATAGCTGTCTTGGACAGGGCATCTTGCTCACTATGA